CGGGGTAAACGGTGAATGGGGGCCCCCCCTTTTCTTTTACCGCCCCGCGGGAAAAGCCGTCCCCCCCCCCCCGGGGTGTACGAGGGGGTGTACGTACACCCCCCACCCTCAACCACCACTTGAGGGTTTGGCGGCTTTTCCATAAAATGCGATACCTCTCAGCCGCCGACGGGAAGCTCGTACTCCACTCCCTCGCCGACGCCGAACGGGTCCGGAGAGCGCGTGTCGTAGAGCGCGAAACCCTCCGAGGGGCCGGCCGCGCGGTAGGGGGACCACTCCGCCTTGGCCACGGTCCAGCTCTTGATCTGGGTCGCCGTCACCTCGCCCCCGAAGGCCGGGTCCGCCTCCATGCGACGGGCCACCTCCGCCCTCGTGGGCACGGCGCCGTCGGCCCTCGCCCCCTCGATGGCCCGCCCCATGGCCTCCACGATGTCCTCCCGCCTCGCCTTGGCGTGGGACCTCTTCTTGTCGTTGATCTTCTGGACCACGGCCAGGCCGTCCTCGTCGAGGCCCCTCAGGGTCCCGCTGGCGTCGGGCAGGAAGCGAGGCCAGCGCCAGACGAGGTCGAAGGGCTCGGGGCTGGCGAACTCCCGCAGGGTCGCCGTGACCCTCCAGGCCGTGGCGCCGCCCAGGGACTCCTCGGCGGCGGAGCCCTCGGGCACGTAGAGCTGACACATGTCCACGATGGCGTCGGCGTCGCGGGCGAACACGCCGCTGCCGCTCATGCGGTCGATGGAGCGCCGGTCACCGAGGCTGCCCTTGGCGTGGTGGTGGGCGTAGATGACGGCGCACCCGCACTCCGAGGCGAGGCGGTCCAGCTGGTTGGTGAAGCGGGATATGGCCGCCGCGTCGTTCTCGTCGCCGCCGTTGACCTTGTAGATGGGGTCCACGATGACGGCCTTGAAGGTGCCCTTGGGCCCGCGCTTGAGCACCCGGTGGACGATGCGCGGGGCGAGCCTCTCCATGTCGGCGGCGTGGCCCCTCAGGTCGAGGCGCACGAAGTTGCGCTTGATGGCCTCGAGGCCGCTCCCGCACTGGCCGCACTCCTCCCGGTCCTCCCACACCCTGTGCTGGCGGTCCCGGAAGCTCGCGTCCGCGATCTCGAGGTTAACGTAGTAGACGGGGCCCTCGGCGCAGGGGTAGCCCCACCACGTGCCCCCGCAGCAGATGGCCTCGGCCAGGTCGATGAGGGCGTAGCTCTTGCCAGCCTTGGACGGGCCCGCCAGCACCATCTTCTGGCCCTGGCGCAGGATGCCGCGCTCCCCCTCGCCGATGAGGGCCGGGGCGAGCTCGATGGGGTCGTCCCAGTCGCCGGAGACGTCGTCGGGCAGGTCGTCCTCGTTCTCCGCCCTCCAGGCGCACCACTCGTCCCAGCTCGAGGCACCGCAGCCGGTGTCCACCAGGGCCTGGAGCTGGCCCCCGCGAACGAGGCCGGGCATCCTCGAGAGCCGCGACGGGTTCTTGTTCTGCCCGTCGGGGGAGAAGCCGCACTGGCGGCAGTAGGCGTAGAGCTCCTCCACCCGCTTGCGGTAGAGGGCGAAGTCCGTCCCCGCGTCAACCCTCACGATGGCGTGGACGCTCTTGTTGCCGCTCGTGACCACGGCGGCGCAGGGCAGGTGCATCTCCCGGATCATGGGCAGCTGCTTCTCGTAGGGCAGCTCGTCGGACTCCACGAGGGCGTAGCGGTACTCCGCCACGTCCTCGTTGCGCACCCCCCGGCCGTTGAAGGGGTTGAACCGTATCCACCCGCCCACGGAGCGGTCGTAGTCCCCCACCACGGCCTCCATGGAGCACTCCGCGTCCGGGGCCGCGGACCACTTGGCCAGCGCCTGCCTGAGCTCGCCTGCGGTGCGGGTGTACACGCCCCTCGTGGGGACCTTGCGGTCGCTGCCCTCGGGGCAGAAGCTCTCGGTGGAGTAGGCCACGTAGTCCCCGTCGTCGAACAGCGCCTCGAGGTAGCGGCCGAGCATGGCCATGGACGTGCGGGCGGCGGCCGCGTCTCCGGCGGTCGGGGCGGCCCGGCTCGGGTCCTCGTCCTGGGTCCACGCCGGGTCCGGCCGGGCGGGGGAGCGGTCCGAGAGGCTCACCTCGTCGTCCCAGGAGAAGGCCGCGTCGGCCCCCTCCGGCATCCAGCCGGCCCGCCGGGCCATGGCGGCCAGGGTGCCGCTCCTGACGCGGTCGCCCTCGGTGCGCCCGAACCCCGCCCACTTGCGCTCGCACTCCCCGGGCCGGTAGCGCGCCCCGTCGCGCCGGCTCCACCGGTCCCAGAGCGACACGTCGAGGCCGCTCTCGTGCAGGGCCATGCCCACGTCCACCCACTCCTGGTACGACAGGCGCCCCGGGTCGACCCAGTCCAGGGCCTCGGCGAGGTCGCCGTGGTCCTCTGGCTCCGTGTCGAAGCCTCGGAAACGTGTCATCGGACCACCTCCTTCGTTGTCGAAAGGGGGGGTGCACCACGGGTTCCCGTCGTGCACCCCCCCTATGCGTGTGTTGAGAGGCGCCCCGTGCGCCTAGCTCCAGTCGCCGCGCATGCGGCGCTCGTACTTCTCCAGCAGCTCCCGGTCCCTGCGCTCGGCCATGGCCGCCTCCGGTCCCCGGTCCGCCTCCGTGCCGCAGCGCGGGCAGTACCTGGCCCCCTTGGAGAGGCGGCGCCCGCAGGCACCGCAGCGGCACTGGGGGCTCGCCCCTCCCTTGTGAAGGGTCACCTTGGCCGTGCGCTCACCCATGGGTCTGCGCCTCCCTCGCGACCCCGACGGAGGCCGCCACCTTGGCCTCGTAGAGCAGGCCGGCCGACGCCGACTCGCGCACCACCGTGTACACGGCGTAGCGGCCGCCCCCGCAGAGGCGGCAGCGGCGCCCCTCGAACTCGCCCACCATCAGTCCACCTCCCGCACCGAGTCGGCAAAGCGCTCCAGCCTGCCCACCGCCTCGTCCAGTGCCATGGACCCGGGAGCCGCCTTGAGCCCGCGCTCGGCGGCGAACCTCACCGCCAGCGCCAACGTGGACGGGTAGCACTCCAGGGCGCGCCACCGGGGCTCGTCCAGCGGGTCGCCGGTCTTCGGGTCCGTGTCCACCCGCTCGTAGAGCTGCCAGCACCGGAACCCCTTGAGCGGACGGGCCTGCCAGCCGTCCCCCAGCCCTATCACCGCCATCTAGCCCACCTTCCCGACCATCGCCGCCACGTTGGCCCTCTGGGCCGCCACGTGGGCCGTGTAGGCCCGCTCGCACTCGGTCAGGCACTCCCGGGCCTTGCGCAGGTCCCGTGCCCTCTCTGATGGCGTGAGGCCCTTGTACGGCCATCTCAGCAGGTACTTGATGGCGTTGCCCCACCACCACGCCGTCACCGGGTCCAGCGCCGCGTCGGCCATGAAGGCGGCCGCCACGTCCTTGGCCTCCATGCCCCCGTGGCAGTAGTGGCCGGGGCGCGTCACGTCGTCGTAGATCCTCTCGTCCATCGTCACGCTCCTCTATCGTTCTCTCTCGGCATGGCGTTCCACCCTTTGCGGGCCTCCTCCAGCGTCCATGCAAGGGGACCGCGCACGCCGCATCCGTGGCAGGCCATCTGCCCTTGCGCCGGGTAGCGGCCCTGTTGGCGGACGAAGGACGGCTTGGCGGCGCCGCAGGCGGGGCACGGCTTGCTCACACCCATTCGACGTCACTCCCGTCCGTTATCGCCTTATGTATGAGGACGTTGATGTCGAGCATGTCTATCCGGGCGTCGGTCAGCCGACGCGTCAGATAATCGCCCGCGTAGTCCTTGGCGCGCCTGCCGCACCTGGCCTCGACGTCCAAGAGCTTCTCGTGCGCCCGAAACGCAGCGTCCCACGCGTGGCTGCAGGCCATGGACGCGGCCAGCAGGGCGGCGCGGTCCTCGGCGGTGAGGTCACTCATCGGCGCCCCCTCTCACCAGCTCCACCGTCACGTGCAGGCGGTCGCCGCCCCGGACGGTGCCCTCGGGCACGAGGACCGCGGGCACCTGTATGAAACCACCCAAGCCGTAGACGAGGTACACACTCGGGTCGTCGACGACGGCGATGCAATTGGACCAGTTCAGGGGCACCGCCTCCATCCCGGGAACGCCGAAGTCCACGATGCCGTCGACGGGCAGCTCCTCGTCCACCAGGGCGGTGCGCTCACTCATCGTCCGTCACCACCGCGAGGGCCTTGGCGCGGGCCACGATGTCGAGGTCCTTGGCACGGGAGCAGTCGCCAGTGTCGTATCGCCGGTAGGGGGTCTTGCCGTCGACCACCGCCGGGCAGTCGCTGCAGTTGATGCCTCGGCACGACCAGTAGTCGACCATGTCCTTCAGCGCGTCCTCAGTCAGCCGCTCCCAGCTGTCGACGCGCTTGTGGGTGAGGCTCTGTGGCTCGTACTCGTAGGGGAACCCTTTCACAACCTCGCAATGAACGATGGGGTGCGAGTAGTTGGTGATAGCGGTCACCTTTTTTGGATTCCTATCGTTGCCGACCACGTACACCGTGTCGCCCACCTCGATGGGCGCGCCGTCGCGGTCGAGCTCGGGCTCGGTGCGGGTGAGGGCTCCGGTGCTGTGGAAAATGAACTCACCGCTGTCGCCGTAAACGAATGTGGTGCATCTGGTTCCAGACTGGTCAGCCGTGACCGTGACGTATCCGACCGTCAGTCGGTTCCCGTCAAGGTCCCACAGCACGTCACCCGGCATCACCGGCTCGCCGTCCACCTCGGGCCACTCGACGCCGGACGGGAGCGTCTGTCGGCTCGTGGACAGTTGCAGGGCCGACGCGATCTGCGAGCGGGCGTGGTTGCTCACGCCGCACCGCACGCCGTCGATGACGATGTGCCAGTTCCGGTTGTCGCGGGTGACGTGCGCCGTCCCCACGCCGCCGTCGGGGTCCCTGCACAGGCACGGCACGCCTTCCGGGGCGTCGCCGACGCGCTCGACGCGCTCGCCGGGGGAGAGGTGCAGGTGGTCGCAGTCGCCGATGACCGTCGTGGTCGTGGCATACACCTCGACGCTCTCGACCGTCATCGGGTCGAAGGTCCCCTGCACAGTGTCCCCGATGCGGACGGGCGAGCCGTCCTCGTAGAGCGGCCAGTAGCCGCCGATGGTTCCTCGGTTCATTTCTCCTCCTTCTCGGCCCGGGTCTCCACGTTCAAAGCCGTCATCCACCCGAGCTTCCGCCTCGCCGTCTTGACGCCGACCGGCGGCGGGGTCATGTCCGGCGGCGGGGCTCCCTGTGACCAGATCTCGTCCGAGAGCGCGTACCTCGCCCGTCCGTCCATGTGGAGCCTCACCGGCCCCACGTCCACGGCGCACACCCCGGCGAAGCCGTCCGGCTCCGACGGGTGCCATGCCACGCGCCCGCCGCCGTGGCCCACGCCCCAGAGCTCGGCCGGGACCACGACGAGCCCGGCGTCCCCGATGCCGTCGAGCACGAGGTCGGCCATCGCCTCCACGTCGGCCGCGCCCCACGGCCGCTCCGCGTCACCCATCGCCGCCCCTCCTTCCGTCCCGCCGCCACCGGTCCACGGTGGAGCGCCCGACGCCGAGGTAGGCGGCGGCGCGCCCGCGGGTGATGCGGCCCTCGTCCACGGCCCCGCACACGGCCCGCCACCCCTCGGGGCGCGGCGCCCTCGGCCGCCCGAGGTGCTTGCCGCGGGCCCGGGCGGCGGCGATGCCCTGGGCCTGCCGCTCGCGGAGCTTCTCCCGCTCCAGCTGGGCCACGTAGGCGAGGAGCCGGATGACGACGTCCGATATGAGGCGCCCGGTGACGCCCCCCCCCGGAGACTCCCGGGTGTCCAGCAGGGGCATGTCGAGGACCACGATGTCCACGCCCAGGGCCGTGATGGACGCCCACGCGTCGCAGACGTCGCCGTAGTCGCGGCCCATGCGGTCGATGGAGGCCACGTAGAGCACGTCGCCGGGCCTGAGGGCCGAGACCGTGGCCCGCCACCGGGGCCGGTCCATGTCCTTGCCGCTCTGCCGGTCGCACCACAGGCGGTCCACGAGGGGCGCCAGGGCGTCGGTCTGGCGGTCGAGGTTCTGGTCGGCCGTGGACACCCGGGCGTAGCCGTGGGCGGTCACAGCCCCCTCACCCCCTCGTTGCGCGCCACCATGGCCGGCCAGTCCTCGCGGTCCGCCGCCACGAAGTCCAGGCACGTGCGCCCGGCCTCGCCGCACTCCACGGACGGCCCGGGCACCCGGCGGCACCTCCCGCCCGCGGGCACGTCCAGCCACAGGCGGCAGCGTCCGCAGTCGTCGGTCAGGTAGGGGCGGCGCCCCCAGGGGGCGGTCACAGGACCTCCGGGTCGAGGAGCACGACCTTGCCGACGCGGTAGGTCGTATAGAGGTCCTCGCGGCTCATGCGCTCGGCCCACTCCTCGGCGTCGTTGACGTCCGTGAACGCCGCCGCCGTGTAGCAGCTCCCGCCCTCGGAGAAGGCGGTGACCAGCACCGCATGGCCGTCCATGGAGTCCTTCGCTCGCTTTCCCTTGCCCATCTCTCTGTCTCCTCTCTACGGGACGGGGCGCCCCTCGGGACGCCCCGTCCCGTGTGCTATGCGGCCCTCGGGTCGTATGTGGCCGGGTCGACCCCGACGGGGACCCGCCATCGGTTCTGGGCGAGGCGCGACATCATGGCGCTCGCCTGCGCGAAGGTCCATGTGCCGGGGTGGCGGAAACCCTTGCGCTCGAGCATCCTCACCTGCTTGGGCGTGGCCATGCCCGCATCCGCCCGGCGCTTGAGCGAGTCGAGCACCTTCGAGGCCTTGCCCCGGCACATGGCAGAGCCGTCGATGCCCCACCTCTCCAGCGCGTCAAGCTGCCTGGCCGACGGCTCCGAGCGCTCCCAGGCGAAGGCCGGCTCGTACCCGGACAGGTCGGCGTCGCAGATGGACACCTCGAACTGCAGGGGGTCCACGAGCCTGGACTTGTGCTTGCGCATCTCCGCGAGCTTGGTGGCCAGGGCCCTCTCCCGGGCCTCCTGCACGTCCTCCGCGGCCATGACCTCCACGTCCATGAGGTCGGCGCCGGCCCCGTCCGCCTCGCCGGCCACGATCTCGTCCATGCGAGCCGACACCTCGGGGTCGGCCCCCATGAGGCTCGCAGGGCGGCACAGGTCCATGCGGCCCGTCTGCCACAGGAAGTCGAGGAGCAGCAGGTGGTCCTTGCCGGTCTCCGGCGACAGGCGGGTGCCCCTGCCCACCATCTGGCAGTACAGGGACCGGCTCCTGGTGGGCCTGAGGACCGCCACGCAGTCCACGGCCGGGCAGTCCCATCCCTCGGTGAGCAGCATGGAGTTGCAGAGCACCGAGGTCCTGCCGGAGGCGAAGTCGGCGATGGCCTCTGCGCGGTCCTCGGAGGCGCCGTCCACCTCCGCGGCGGCCACGCCCCGCTCGAGTAGCCTGTCGCGCAGGGCCTCGGCCGTGCGAACGAGGGGGAGGAAGCAGACGGTCCGGCGGTCGGCGAACCGGGACGCGATCACGTCGGCGATGGCGTCGAGGTAGGGGTCCAGGGCGTCGCCCAGCTGCCCTGCCGCGTAGTCCCCGTTGGACTGGGAGACGCCGGAGATGTCGATGTCCAGGGGGACGGTCAGGGCCCGGATGGGGGAGAGGTGGCCCTCCTTGACCGCCCGGGCCAGGCCGTACTCGTAGGCGACGGAGTCGAAGACCTCGGAGAGCCCCCGGCGGTCGGACCTGTCCGCCGTGGCCGTGACCCCGAGGACCCGGGCCCCGCCGAAGTGGTCGAGGACCCTGCGGTAGGAGTCCGACAGGGCGTGGTGGGCCTCGTCGACCACCACGAGGTCGAACCGGCCCGGGTCGATGCGGTACAGGCGCCCCTCGCGGCAGAGGGTCTGCACGGAGCCCACCGTCACGGCGTTGTGGGTGCCGAGGCAGCTCGAGGCCGCCTGCTCCCGGGCGCAGGAGAGCCCCGTCACCGCCGAGATCTTGGCCTCGGCCTGGTCGAGGAGCTCTCCCCTGTGGGCGAGTACGAGGGTCCTGCCGCCCTGGGCGGCCACCCGCCCGGCGACCGTGGCGAACACCACGGTCTTGCCGGTGCCGGTGGCCTGGACCACGAGGGTGCGCCGTCGCCCCTTGGCCCACTCCCCGAAGACGGCGTCCACGGCGTCCCGCTGGTAGTCGCGGAGCTCCATCAGAAGCCGCCGAACCCGCCCGCCTTGGGCGCCGCGGCCGGGGCGGAGGGGGCTGAGGGGGCCGCCGCAGCGGCCTCGGAGGGCTTCAGGAACTCGGTGACCTCGTTGTACTCCTTGCCGTTGTACTCGCGGTTTCCCACCTTGCAGGCACCCTCGGCCCCCAGGGCCTCGCCCCAGGGCAGGCGCCCGTCCATGGAGGCGTCCTCGGGGATGAGCGAGCAGGCCTTGAAGAACTGGGCGCTCTTCCACGCCTGCTTCTGGGTGAGGAAGAGCTTCACCCACGCCTTGCCCTCGCCGCCCGGGCCGGAGAGGCTGAGCTCCAGCTCGGCCATGGGGCAGGGGGGAAGCTTCGTGGAGCCGTTGTAGCGCTTGCGCTCGAAGGCGGTCACGCGGAAGCGGTACTGCCCCGGCGTGAGCACCGTGTAGGCCGGCGCCGTCTCGTAGGAGACCTCGGAGTCCCAGTCGAGGGCGATGTCGTCGTTTGCCATGTCCTGTTTCCTCTCTCTTTAGAAGGGCACGTCCTTCTGCGCCCTGATCTTCTGCACCATCCGGAACACCTTGTCCCAGCCGCCCACGAGGAAGTCCACGAACTCCTGGGGGTACGCCGTCGGGTCGCAGTCTGCCGGGTAGTTGCCGGATGCGGCCACGGCCGCCCTGAGCTCCGCCTCGGCAACGCCGTCGGCCTCCATGAGGTCCGCCAGGGGCGCCATGGTCTCAGGCCACCCCGCCGTCGGCTCCAGGAGGCACGGCTCCTCGCCGTCCGGGGCCGGAGACTCCGGGAAGACCGCGGTGCCGGCCTCGGTGGCCACGGTGGCGGCCGGCGCCGGGGCGAGGAGCGCGGCGAGCGTCCCGTAGGTGCCCTCGTCAAGAGGCATCTCGTCGGGCAGCCCGAAGCGGTTCTTCGCGTCGTAGGTGGCGTCGTGGGTGGTCTTGACCACGCGGCGGCGCCCGGCGGCCGTGACCTTGCCGCTCCGGTCGTCCTTGGAGACGTAGACCTTGTAGTCGAGGAAGAGGACCATGTCGGCCCACTCCTTGACGAGGGCGGCGTTGGAGACGCGCTTGGTGTCGACGAGCTTCATGGACCACTTGTCGTAGGAGTTGGCCTCCTCGGGGCGCTCCACCTTGGACAGGATCGCGTGGCCGAGGAGCACGACGTTCACGCCCCGGTCCACCACCTCGCCGAGGAGGGCCACGAGCTCCGAGAAGCGCTCCTTGACCAGGACGTAGCCCTTTCCGTACCCCCAGTCCTCGATGGAGCGCTTGTCGGGGTCGGAGGCGACGACGGCCTCGGTGCAGAGGCGCTCGGCGGCGTCCACGGTGTCGATGACGAGGGTGCCGAAGGTGTGGGAGCCCGCCCCGTCGCGGACGTCGCGCACCTCGTCGAGGAGCATCTGCCAGCTGGTGGGGGCGGGCAGGCGGGCGACGTCGAGCTGGTCGGTGCCCCCCTCGCAGTCGACGAACAGCGGCGACGGCATGGCGGCGGCCAGCGTCGACTTGCCGATGCCCTCGGGCCCGTAGGCCACCACCTTGAGGGCGCGCTTCCGCGGCCCCACGGTCACGTCGTACTTCAAATCACTCCTCCTTCCCGACGCCCAGGGCGCCGTCGATCTCGTCCAGCTGGGCCAGCAGCCACTGGCGGCGCATGGCCGCCGTGTAGTCCTGCCCCTGGCCGAACATGTGCTCCAGCAGCTCGGCGGCGTTGCCGACGTCGGTGTGGGCCTGGCGGGCCGCCATGATGTCGCCCTGGGTGGTGGTGTTCTTCCACCCGTACTTGACGATGCTCTGCACGAGGCGCCGGTCGGCGGCCTCCATGCGCTCGTAGGTGGGCACGCAGGCGAGCACCGCGTCGGACAGGGTCACCGTGGGCGGGGCTGCCCTCCTGGGGCTAGCCACGGCGCACCTCCTCGCCGGAGCGGCTGCGGCGCCACGCCGCGACGATCTCCTTCGCCAGGAGCCTGAAGCGCGGGTCGGTCGGGTCGATGCGCATGGGGCGTTCCGCCGCGGCGGCGCCCGTGGTAGTCTGTACCTGAGGCATAGAGCCTCCTTTCTTGCCCGTCCACCTGCGAGTTTGGCGACTGAGGTGGCGGGCGTTCCTGTGTTTTTCGGTCTCATCCGGCGCCCTCCCCGCGGGACCCTCCGATTTCCCTGCTCGTGGACAAGACGCGGGCGTCCACCTGGTGATGAGAAGAAGAGAGAGATAGCGAAAGGAGGTCGTATGGCTTCTGGCCCCATGCCCTAGGGCTCTGGCCGCGCTTTTGACCGGAGCGGCGGCTGCCGTCCGGAGGGCCCCGCGTGAGGGGCGCCGGTCGGTGCATGCACCCCGCGGGGTGTCTGACTGGTGCGTCCGCCCCGGTCCGCGGGTCGTGGCGCCGTCGTGCCCCCTCGGGGGACCCGTGCGCTCGCCGCGTCGTGGGCGGGGTCCGCGCTTATCGGTGAGCGCGTGGCACCATACGGTTGTCAAGGTGCGGGGCCGTCGGCCCGTGACCGGCCGCCGCGGGGGAGCGGTGGGCGGTCGGGGGCGGCGGGTCAGCAGAGCTCGCGGCCGCAGTCGTAGTCCGGGGCAAGGGGGTCCCTCGGCTCGCGGTCGGGGTTGCCCGGTACCGGCGTGTCGAGCCCGAGGGCTCGGGCGTCGGGCCAGTCCCACGGGTCCGGCGGCAGCACCGCCACGTCGTCGGACCACCCCGAGGGGTGGCGGCGGAGCCAGTCCTCGCCGGGGCCCGTCACAGGTCCCACCCGTCGGCGCGGGCGTGGGCGGCGCAGACCTCGGGGGTGATGGCGGCTTCGGTGCGGGCCGGGTCGGCGTTGGCCGCCTGGGCGCCGAGCACGAGGGCCATCCAGGCGGCCCAGAGCAGGGCCATCCAGAGGAGCATCTTCAGCTCGGTCGGCACGGGCGACGGGGCCGGCCTGCGGCGCCTGCGGGCGGCCATCAGGCCACCACCCGGGGAGCGGCGGGGTGGCTGCGGAGCCACGCGTCGAGGTCGTCGACGTGGACGAGGCGACGGGCGCTGTTGGCCACGTGCTTGGTCGGGTCCACGGCCTCCGACGCCGGGAGGTACGCGGGGATCTGCCCGTCGGAGATGAGGAGGCAGAGGGTCTCGTTGGAGCACCGCATGTAGCGCGCCGCCTCGTCGACGTGGAGCCAGTCGCGGCGCAGCGGCGGGAGCTTGGCGTGTCCCACGTCACTCACCCCCGCCGGCGCGGCAGTAGCGCCCCATGAGGACCCTCTGGCCCTTGCCGGTCACCTTGGGCGTGCGGCTGACGGTCACGTGGCCGTCGGAGTGGGTGACGGCCGTCTCCTTGATGCGGAACAGGCCCTGCTCCATGGCGCGCTGGGTGGGGACGTTGCGGTTGGAGCCGCTCCTGCCGAGGTAGCCGTCCTCGCGCAGCCACGCGAACAGGCGGTTCTGGCCCACCTCCACGCCGTTCTGGCGCATCATCTTGGCCAGCTCGCCCACCAGGCACGTGCCGTCGGAGGCGGCCACGGCGTCGGCGAAGAGGGCCTTGGGCTCCAGCTCGGCGATGCGGGCGTCCTTCTCGCGCATGGCCTCGTCGGCCACGATCAGGGCGCGGGCCAGCAGCTGCTCGCGGGTCTCGCCGGGGCGGGCCGCCATGTAGCCGCCGTTGCGGCGGATGGCGGGGAGGACGTCGTGGGTGACCCAGCGGCGGAACGCCTTGGCCTCGGGCTTGCGGGACTTGAGGACGAGGGTGTACAGGCCGGGCTCGGAGACGATGAGCGGTGCGCGTCCACCGGCAACCCCAATAGTGTTGGGGTTGGTCTCCTTGACCTCATCTTCTTCGAGGATGCCTCGAACGGTATCGGTGCGAATGCCGAGCGCGTCGCACACGTCCCTGGCGACGAACCACGGCTCGCCGGTCTCGTCGACCACGGTGCGGACGGTGACGCCGAGGGCGTCGTTGGAGTAGGTCTGGATGTCGTTGGGCATCGGGTGCCTCCTTTCAGCGGGCGGTGGTGTGCGGGTCGGGTCAGCCTCGCCGCGCGAGCATCGGCACGAGCAGCACGCCGAGGCAGAACGCAGACGGGGCGGTTAGGATGAACGCCATGGCCCTCACCTGAGGAACAGCGACAGCACAAGCAGCGTGGCGATGAAGCCGAGGAGCGCGGTATGGATGCCAAGGGAGAATTTGTTCGTCTTAACCGCCGCCAGCGTGCGGTTCTGCGCGTTCTCAAGCCGTATGCAGGCGTTCCGGACTTCTTTGAAAAACTCGGCAACGGCGAGGTCCGAGTCGCTGGGATGGAACCCGGCAGCGTCCTTGCCGCATGCGAGGAGCTCCAGGGCACGGGCTACCTCACACTCCGGGCCAACGGTGTCGGGAAGGTCGACCGCAGGCTCAACCCGGCGGCGAGCTTCGACCTCTCCACGGTTTGCGACTGCTACCGTAGTGAGCACTTCCACTACGTGGTGCTGCCCGTGCTCCTCCAGCTCGTCGGCGGTGCCTCCGGCGGCCTCGTCGTGTGGCTGCTGTCCCTTTTGGTTGGCTGACATCTCTTCTCTCCTAGGTCATGGGCGTTCGGGGTGGGGGGTTAGGAGATGCTAGTTAAACTAGCGTCTTTGCCGAAAAAAATACGGAGATACGACGTGCTGAGCAGTTGGCAGATTCTCTCCGCCTGCCCAACAGTGGCGACCGACGGGTCGTTCTCGATGCGTCGATAGGTGACGACGTTCACACCTAGCGCGTTTGCCAGCTGCTTTTGTGTGAACCCGGCTTCTTCGCGAGCTTCCCTGAGCGTGGTCTGGGACTGCATCCTGCCTCCTTCCTAATCGGTGACTATGACGATAGGTAAACTAGCATTGCGTGTCAAGAAAAACTAGCAGAAAATGTTAGTGCGTCTAAACACGGAGGTAGATATGGGAATCAGAGAGAACATCGTCCTGCTCAGGAAGCACTTTGGTGTGACCCAGGAGGAGCTGGCCAAAATCGCGGGCGTCACTCGCGGGGCGGTATCCCAGTGGGAGGGGGGCTTCTCTGAGCCCCGAATGGGGGCCATCCAGAAGATGGCCGACCACTTCGCAATCTCCAAGAGCAACATCATCGAGGACGGAGGCATGAAGGCCGTCGACCCGAAGACCGGCAAGATCGTGTCCGTGTCCCCGGCGTCTAGCATCGGCACCATCCCCGGCCGCCGCGGATGCGCCCGACACCCGCGCCCGGTGCTCGGTCGCGTGGCCGCCGGGGAAGCGCGAGAGGCATGCCCGATACCGGGCGAGACCATAGACGTGGACGAGGAGATGTGGGAGCGCTGCGAGGACGGGGCGTGGGTGAAGGTCGCTGGCAACTCCATGAACCGGCTCTTCCCCGACGGCGCCATGGTCTACCTGGACCTGTGCGAGCACGGCGCCACCGTGTCCAACGGGGACGTCGCGGCGGTCTTCGTCAACGGCGACGACATCACCCTGAAGCGCGTCTACTTCGAGGATGGGGCGCTGCGGCTGTGTCCTGAGTCCTACGACCCGGAGTACCGCGACTACGTCATAGACGAGAGCGACCCGGACGCCCCCGACGTGCGCTTCGTCGGCAAGGCCATAAGCTTCAAGGCCGACCCGAAGTGGCGGCCGTAAGGGGATGGGAACGCCTCACCCAGCCGGGCTGGCGGGCGTGAACCAACGGGACAGGAAGGAGGCGCGCCATGGCCAGGCGCAAGGTCGGGACCCTCACGTGGTCTGCCGACGGGTCGAGAGTGAAGATCCAGGTGATGAGGGGTTACCGCTCCGACGGGAGCCGCCGGGTGCTCACCCGCACCCTGCACGACGTATCGGCCGACGAGGCGGAGGCCGAGGCGGTACGCATGGCGGCGGAGCTCGGGGCGTCGGACCTCGCCGGCGACTCCATGACGCTCTCGGCATTCTACTGGGGGGTCTTCCGAGGCTCCCCGAGCAACCGGGGCCGCCCCAGGACCAAGAGCACGCTCCGCGGCTACGACTACGCCATGGACCACTATGTGCTCCCGACCCTCGGAGACGTCGCCGTCGGGCGTGTCACCCACGACCAGGTGGCCGCCGTGATCAGGGCGGCTGCGAGCCCCAAGAACTGCAAGACGGTCCTCAGGGCCGTCCTCATGGCCGCCTATGACATGGGATATGTCGCCGAGAGGCCGCTGCAGCGCCGCGTGCCCACGCCCCGGGCCCGGGCCGAGCAGGTGCAGCCGTGGGACCGCCTGGAGGTGGCCTCCGCCCTCAAGGCCGCGGAGGGCTGGCGCCCCGAGCTCCGGGCCTACCTCGCCCTCGGGCTATCGGGCCTGCGCAAGAGCGAGGCCATGGCCGTGCGCCCCTGCGACCTGTCGCTGACGAAGCTCTTCGACTTCGCGACCGGAGCCGAGACCGAGTCCATGACCGTCACCGTCCGGCGTACCTACACGGAGGCCGACGGGGTGAGGGAGGACACGAAAAACGACCGCTCCGCCCGCGCGGTCCCGGTGTTCGCCCCGTGCCGGGGAATGCTGGCGGGCATGGCCGTTGGGGTACCGGCCGACGAGCGGCTTGTGTCCCTCTCTGTGGGCGGCTTCAACAAGGCGTGGCGGGAGGCGCTCTCCGCCTCGGGGCTGCGTTACGTGCCGCCGGGGACCCTGCGCCACACGAGCGACACCATCGCCCTGGACGCCGGCGTCGCCCCCGACCTCGTGGACAAGATGCACGGCCGCTCGGAGCACACGAGCACCTACCGCAACTACTACAGGCCGGCCCTCGGCGCGATGGAGGAGGCGGCCCGCAAGGTGGGGGAGACCATCGGTTAACGTGCGGTGGAGCGCGGTTGTACCGGAGGGGAACGTGAGGGAACGTATCGGTCAACCTTTATTCACTCAGGTAGCATAGTGGCAGGTAGATGGTTTAATAATGCCTTCGACTCCTGCACTCTTAATCCCAAGGTCCAGGGTTCGAACCCCTGACGGTCCACCATGAACTTACGTATCCCTACCTGCTGGTTTACAAGCGGGTAGGGATATTTCTTTATATGCATCGGCCGCACCACGGTGGAACGCGGTGGAACGGTCGGATTATGAACATCAACGATGGTCATATGTCGGCAAAAGAGACCGACGAGTAGCGGACCACCGCCGGATCGAAACGAAACAAGCCCCCGACCCCATCGCAGGGGCCGGGGGCTTGTTTGTACCGAGTATCAATAAGGGGCCGTCCTCGGCAGCCTTATTTGTACTTTCGGGCGAATCGTATAAACAAGGGGCCCCGCTACAGCCTGCCGTCGTTGAGCGCGGCCTGGAGGGCGCGGACGGTCTTGGGGCCGCACACGCCGTCGGGGTAGACGCCGAGCCTGCTCTGGAGGGCCTTGATGGTGTTCGCGCCCATGATGCCGTCGGAGGTCACGCCGAGGAGCCTTTGCAGCGCGCGGATGACCGGGGAGCCGCTGGGGTTCGCGCCCCACTTCCACCCGCCCGCGCAGTTGGGCATGAGGTGGCGGTTGCCGCTGTACTGGCCCCAGACCTCGCCGTCCGCGACGCAGCGGAGGTGCGCCTGCAGGGCCTTGGTGGTGCCCCATCCCCACCAGCCGTCGACGGAGAGCCCGCCGGTGGACGGGGCCGGGGTCGCAGGCGTGGACGGCACCGCGCCGCCCTTGGCGGCGATGCCCGCCGCCGACAGGATGGCTCGGGCGATCTCGTCCAGACGGTCGTTGAAGATGGTCCGGTCGGTGGCGTTGTCTATGAAGCCGACCTCTGCCAGGCGGTAGTTGATGCCGCGCCTGGCCGCGCGGTTGGCGTTGGCCAGGTCGGAGCGTCCGACGATGATGGACGAGCGGCCGGGGAAGATCTTGGCGAGGGCGTTGGCGAGCGCCTTGTCGAAGGCGTCGGCCTCGAAGCCGTCCTTGATGATGACGTGGGCCCCGCGCGCCGAGCCGTTGGCGGAGTCCCGGTGCAGCTCCGTCACCATGGTGCCCTTGGGCACGTTCAGCGTGTTGAGGTCCCCTTGGGCGTAGACGTTGCGCGAGAAGTCGTGCAGCTCCACGTCGGAGGGGTCCGCCGCCAGCTCCTTGACCCTCCTTGCGAGGTTCCTCACGGAGTCGGCCTCGTTCTGGCCTCCCCCGACCGCGCCGGGGTCCCCGTGCCCGTGGCCGGGGATGATGTACAGCTTCGCCATCTTACAGGTCCTTCCCGTCGTCTCTTTCGCCGATGTCGCCCGCCGCCACCATGGTCGGCAGGCTCGCGCCGCCGTCCACCTCCGGGATGCCGGCCACGCTCGTGAGCAGGCTCACCAGGGCCGCCAGCAGGGCGCCGCTGCCCACGAGGGCCCAGTCCACCTGCCCCATGGCCGCCGCGGCCCCGATGACGCCTATGGCCGTCTGGGCCGCCGTCTTGCCCGCGCGCACCCCGGCGCCGAGCAGCCATCGCTTGATGTCTTTCATGCCTCAACCCTTCCTCGTCATCCCGTGGAAGGTCTCCACGGGCACCTCGCGGATCTTGCGGTACAGCTCAGAGCCGGTGCCGTTGCCCCCGAGCCCGGTGTAGGCGGCGTAGCAGCGGTCTATCTCGGTGCGCCTCTCCACGGAGAGGCGCTTGTCACCCAGCACGTAGGTGTCGTAGGAGTCCACGAGGTTGCACCGGAGCAGGGCCTTGAGCCCCTCCTCCAGCGCCTCGTCGCGCTCCAGCTCCCTGCGCGCCGAGGCGCGCCCCGCCTCCCCCATGCGGTTGATGGCGGCCACGCACCAGGTGACCACGCCGCCCAGGGCGAGCGCCACCACGGTCTCGGCGAGCTTCATGGGGTCCAAGGGCCCCACCCCCTCGAATAGGAAAGGGGCCCCGCAGGGCCCCGCCTCAGCCTTCCACGCGCTCCCGCACCAGCTCCCTGATGCGGGCCGGGACGTCCTCCACGGAGATGTCGCCGCGCAGGACGCGCCTGGCGTAGATGGGCACCATGGAGCGGTCGAGCTTCGTCAGCCCCGCCATCGTCACTCACCCCCTGCCAATGCCTCGTAGATGTCGGACAGGGCCGCGTCGGTCGCCGCCTGCGACTCCTGCACGGCGAGCAGCTGCTCGTAGAGGTCCGTCGCGAGGGCGTCCGGGTCGGCGTCGCCGTCTTGGCGCGTCGACTCGTCCACGATGTCGGCCATGAGCACGCCCCAGCACTCCTCGAAGCGCTCTGAGTAGTAAGCGGTGTCGTGGCTCTCATCGTCCTGGAACGTCAGCTGCTCTGCTCCCCACAAACCGGTGTTCTCGAAGTGGGACACGCGGCGGCTGAGCGTCACCGTCCGGTCTTCCACGGCCACGGCGGGCGGCTCTGTTGGCAGGTCGATGCGGTATGTGTACTCGGTCACGTCTCCTCCTTCCCCCTATCCGACGCCGTTGCAGATGACCAGCTGGCCCATGAACGTCCACGTGTATCCCGACGCGGGGGCGATGCCCGCCGTGTAACTGACGTGGACCAAGCCCGAGCTTTCAACGGCGAAGAAGACGGACGGCATGGGGTCCGGGTAGTTGTTGGTGGGGGCGAGGGCGCTGCTCCTGATGGTGTACGGCGGCCTCATGTTCGCAGGCAGGACGATGCCGGTCGACCTGCTCCCGTTGGAGATGGAGCCACCGGCGACGCGGTTCGCCACAAGGTCGAGGACGGCCACGCCCCCTCGCATGTAGTAGTCCACAGAGCCGGTGAGGTGGCCGCTGTTCAGGGAGAACGACTTTGACACGCGCTGGGCGCTGGGGACCTTGAGGTTGCTCTGGGCCCCAGCGAGGGTGGTGGCCCCCGTGCCTCCGTTGGCGACGGGCAGGCCAACGCCTCGCTTGAACGTCGTGCCGTTGATGTCGATGGTGCCGTTGGCGCTCTCGATGATGCGGCTCGTGTAGTCTCCGGTGGGCCCGGTGTGGTGGGAGGCGCTGTACCCGGCGCCGTT